CAGATCAAGGCGATACGCTAATCATCATACAGGAAAGAAATACGATGATAAAGGAAATGTACGCCCCCAAGAACCAGATCATATGACTTGTAAATATGCAGAGTCGGCTAGAATATTTAAGCATGTCAGAGACATTGTTGCAAAATCTGAGGATTATGTTAGAATGAGGAAAGAATGGAGGTCATCTGAATGAACATCTTTGTAACTGACCCATCACCAACTCTATCTGCACGTTGCTTACCTGACAAACACATTGTCAAGATGCCACTAGAAACATGTCAAATGTTATCTATCGTATGTTCTGAGAAGTGGGGTCATGGATATGGTGAGTTACACCGCATCAATGGTGAACCATACAAAACAGAGAAAGGTGCATTTCGTAATCATCCCTGTACAATATGGGCAAATGCTTGTCTAGAAAATACATGGTGGTTACTTGCACATGGTCTTGCTCTATGTAATGAATATTCTTGGCGCTATGGTAAGATTCATAGTTGTGAGAAAACATTAGAAGAAGCAACAACTATTATTCCTTCCGCACCTTATCCATACAGACCAAAATCATTTACTTTCGCAGGGCCAGATGAGTTTAAATATGACACAAGCATTGACACTTTTACTGCTTACAAACGTTATATATCGAGCAAACCTTGGGCTGCATCTAATTATCTTCGTGACCCATCCAGAAAACCGAATTGGTTATGACTAAATTAATTGAAAAAAATGATCCACGTTACTTCTCTCAAACAAGTGACTTGCCATTTGACAGACATCACTATAAAATAGTTCACAAAGACCGTTCTATTATTGTAGAATCGTGGGATGAGGTTCAAGAGTGGTGGTGGAACAATTGTAGACTACCAGCATTTGATGCCGTTGTACACGTTATTGACAAACCAAAGACTAAGAAAAAGTCCAAAGGATTTTAATTATGAAACACATTACAAGAGAAGAACTCATTCTTGAATACTGTAAATTTACAGTTGACAAGATGGATGTAGATACTCTTAAGCATATTGCAATGGTCACTCTATGTGCCAATATAAAAGAAGAAAATGAAGAGGGAAGCTCCTATGCTGATTGGGAGGATTATGTTGCTAGAAAAGATGGATTACATACATCGGAAGATCTACTAGACATGATCAAACCAGCCGTCCATATGACGGAGAAGAAATGAGTGACGAATTTATATGGGTAGAAAAATATAGACCAAAAACTATAGATGAATGTATTCTACCTGAGAGTATAAAGAAAACTTTTAGAGAGTTTCTCATGAAAGGAGAGATTCCTAATCTTTTATTATCAGGCCCGCCAGGAATAGGAAAGACTACAGTTGCAAAAGCATTGTGTGCTGAACTTGGTGTCGATTGTTATGTTATAAATGGATCTGATGAAGGTAGATTCTTAGACACTGTTAGGAATCAGGCAAAGAACTTTGCTTCTACTGTATCGTTGATGGTTACAGGGGAGACTAAACATAAAGTTATCATCATTGATGAGGCAGACAATACAACTCATGATGTTCAACTTTTACTCAGAGCCAATATTGAATCATTCTATAAGAATTGTAGATTTATATTCACTTGTAATTTTAAAAATAGAATCATTGAACCACTCCAATCAAGATGTGCTGTAATTGATTTCTCACTCAAAGGTAAAGATAAGAAAGAAATATCGGAACAGTTTTTCAATAGATTAAATCAAATCTTAGAAACAGAAAAAGTTATTGCAGATAAAAGAGTTCTTGCTGAACTCATTATGAAACATCTTCCTGATTGGCGGAGGGTGTTGAATGAATGTCAAAGACATTCTGTTGGAGGTAAGATTGATTCTTCAATCCTTGCAACTTTTTCTCCTGTCAATGTAGAAGATCTTATTAAAAATCTCAAGGACAAAAAGTTTCCAGAGGTTAGAAAGTGGTGTGTTAATAATCTTGACAACGATCCTTCTGATCTTCTTCGTCGTGTTTACGACTCTTTGTTTGAAAACCTTGAAGGTGCTAGTATAGCAGCTGCGGTATTGATAATTGCCAAGTATCAATATCAAATTGCCTTTGTGGCAGATCAAGAAATCAATCTCTTGGCATGTATGACCGAAATTATGGTGGAGTGTGAATTCAAATGACCAAATCAACTTTTGCTAAAACTAAAGCACAAATAAAATCCTCTAGATACTATCTGTTCTGGGGTGCAGCAACTATTGCCGTTGTTGTTGGACAAATCTATATCGGTAATGGATATCGTAGAATGGCAGAAACAGGCGATGCTATATCTGCGGATATTAATTTACTCATAGAGGTTCTTACAATGCCTGTACCCAGAACTATGCCTGTTCCAGGCCCAAGGTATGAATATGAAACATTACCTTCTGCACCTGATGATTATAATATGCCCATTATACAATGATTCTAAGTGAACTTGATGCTGTCTATGCGGCAGACAAATTCATTGATTATTTTTCTAATACTGGAAGAATTGATGAATACCTTCGTAATGTAAAACTAGATCGTATGGCTCAATTACCTGTACCTTTATTTGGTATGGGGCCTGAAGATGATCTATTCACTGATTTTGATATGCACCCTAATGATATGGATATCAAGATCTATCAAGCTGGAGAGAAGAATGGATTTAGTAATGAATACTTTAATGAAAGGTTGGAGATTACTACATCACATGCCATAGAGAAATCTGTGCCTGGAAAAGCTCTTAAATGGATTGTAAAAGAAACTAATACAGATAAAACTATTGGATTCTGTAGATTTGGATCTCCTACTATCAACTCTAAACCTAGAAATGATTGGTTAGGAAATGTACCAGAGCTAACAATATTCAATCGACACGCTATCATGGGATTTATTATTGTTCCCACTCAACCATTTGGATATAATTATCTGGGTGGTAAACTTCTAGCAATGTTATGTTGTTCTCATCTTGCTAGAGAGACATTAAACAAAAAGTATAATGCAGATATTTGTTTATTTGAAACCACATCACTGTATGGTACAACCAAATCATCATCACAATATGATGGATTGAAACCATATATGAGATATAAGGGATTGACCGTAAGTAACTTTACGCCCCTCATACATGATTCTATTTTCCAAGATTTAAACAAATGGTTTACTGCAAGGAACAATAATAAGTGTTTGGTAAAAGAAGATGCCTCTAGTAGAAAACTAAAGATTCAAACAAAGATGATATCTATTATCAAGAAATGTTTGAGTGATACCGAAAAGATTAAACAATTCAATGACGCTATTCTTTCTGCAAAGGATCTTACCCAACAGAAGAGATTCTATATGTCAACCTACGGTTTTAAAAACTCTAGAGAAGTTATTCTGGGAGAACAAGATACTCCTATCAAAGCAGATAACTATGACAGGTTTGAAGTTGAAGAGATTATCAAACACTGGAAGAAGATGGCTACCAAGAGATTTGCCAAACTCAAGAATGAAGGAAGACTAAGGACTAAGTTGGAAACTTGGAATACTAATCCTGATGAGATAGACATTATCCGATGAAAATGAACGACCAAACTAAACTTATGTTCGCTCTAGAACACATCGCACATCTAGAAGACCTCATAGAAGGTAACGAATGGGAGAACTATTTAAGTTCTAACCTCATAACAATTAAATATGAATTAGAAAGACAACTATCACAACTACAGTATAAAAGAAATGGCAGATCTAAAGGACTGGCTGAACTCGATTAACCTAACTAAAGAGGATATTACTAGGGATGATCCCCAGTTAATAAAGAAATACTCTCCATTCATAATCAATAAATGTATGTCTGGACATCTTGACACAGTGATGTTTGCTAATGAAATGAATCTGCAATCCCACTTGGCCAAAGACCTTCAATATCAATTTTATCTAAATAGTATTAGGAAAAAGAAGAGATTCTCTCCGTGGCTCCGAAAAGATAAGATCAAGAACCTTGATGTTGTCAAATCATACTATGGTTATAGTAATGAGAAAGCAATTCAAGCACTCAAGATATTATCTAAAGAGCAGTTGAATTACATTAAAGCGAAAATTGACGTTGGAGGTACAACATGAGTGGGTTTGTAGAACCTGAGATCGAGTGGTCACAAGATCAAATGATCGAGGTCACATTAAATGAACCAGATGATTTCTTGAAAGTTAGAGAAACTCTCACTAGGATTGGTGTCGCTTCTAGAAAAGAGAAGAAGATATATCAATCATGCCATATTCTTCATAAGCAAGGTAGATACTATATCGTTCATTTTAAAGAACTATTTGCACTAGATGGAAAGTCTGCAAACCTTTCTATCAATGATGTTCAACGCCGTAATAGAATCATTACTCTACTATCTGATTGGGGATTGATTACTATTGTAAATTCAGAAATGATAAAGGACGTTGCTCCTTTAAATCAAATTAAAGTTCTCTCATTTAAAGACAAAGGCGATTGGACTTTAGAAACCAAATACAATATAGGTAAGAAGAAAAAAGTAGTGCAAACGTCACCAAGTGCTTTTGTAAAAGCAGACTGACGGTTATTACCAAGATCAAATGGGGGTTTATACGACCCCCTTTTTTTGTGTTTTATGGTTAAATAGTAGTGTCGCCGAAAGGGACACAAACTACACTCGCTTATTTAAGGAGAACTATTATGAATAACTTAGCAAGGTATCATGCTGAACATTTGCCTGATCTTATGGATAGGATCACAAAGAATTCAATCGGCATGGATGATTACCTAAACGCATTTTTTAATTTTGATAATGCAACTGCAATACAGAATTATCCACCATACAACCTAATCAACATAAACAATGTTGAGTCTAGGCTAGAGATTGCATTAGCAGGATTCAGTAAAAAGGATGTCAAAGTCTATACAGAATATGGCAAACTTATAGTTGAAGGAATGAAAGAGACAAAGGACGATTCCGAATACGTCCATAAGGGATTGGCTCAGAGAAACTTCACAAGACATTGGACTTTATCAGAGGACACGGAAGTCAGAGAGGTTCAATTTAAAGATGGACTTCTTACCGTCAAACTAGGTAAAGTAGTTCCAGAACATCATGCTCGTAAAGACTACCTATAAATAATAGTAGTTCGAGATGGATCAACCCTCTTAACGGAGGGTTTTTTTATTATGATTATATGGCAAGAAAATAAAATTGTCCCAAAATCTCTTAAATCTATTATCTTCAAAAGGATAGAAGAGAATCATATAGACAAGAAAAAATTTTACACATCATACGCTGAAGGCTTTGGATCAACAACCTTCTCTGATATACTAGTTCCGTACTATGGAGATATCATAGATGGAATTATGAAAGATTTGGGTATGTTTAAAAGAAGTAGATATTACTATAATCTATGGGTACAGATGTACAATTCTAAAACTGATACTCATGACGCTCACTCTCATTTTGGTGGTACAGAAATAATTTCTTTCACTCATATACTTAATTGTTCTGAACAGAAATGTTTTTATTTTCTAGACAATGATGATAATAAAATATACCCTGATCAAAAACAAGGAGATATTTTGGCATGGCCTGCATGGCTTATGCACGGTGTAGATAATGTGAAAGATGAGTCTTTGAATAGACTAGTCATCTCAGGTAACATAGCATTGAAGGATTACTATGGCGGAGACACGGATACATCAATTACCTCAAGTGATGACGGCAGTGGACATGTCACATGGGATGTGATAGAATAATAAAATGATTGATTATCTATTTCCTACTACAGTATATCAAGCAGATTTAGATACTCCTGATGATGTACATGTAGGTATGGTAAATTATATTGATAAATTTTACCATAAGAATGTACAGCATGTTGGATTTGTTCCAAGTTTTACTGGAGAAATATTAGGTGATTCTCAAATATCATCAGAACCAGAGTTCTCTTGGGTAACACAACAGATATCATTTCATCTTAAAAAATACATAGAGGAACTGGGTGCTACACTAGAACCAACTGACATTCATCCAGGCTCAGACATATATGTTCCACAATCATGGCCTATAGTATGTGTTAATGGTGGAGGGGTTGGGTATCATAATCATTGCCAATCACATTTTAGTGCAGTGTTTTATGTAAGAACGGAGAAAGATAATGATACAGGACAGCTGGTGGTCTATTCACCAGAACCAAATACTTTATCTGGATTACCTATATTTCATGTCAAACCAACATATGGCAGTTCAAGGACACGATACTATAACGCAGTTCAAAATAGATTAGTAATTTTTCCGTCCACTTTGAATCATGAAGTTAGAGAGTATCATGGTGTAACAAATAGATATTCAATATCATATGATATTTTAATTACCACCAGAAAAGAGTCTGGTAATTTTTGTTTAGTAAATCCGAGTAGATGGATAAAGATTTAAAGTATAATCATTTGCCTGGGCTTACTGCTCCATTTGAACCTCAAGTATATGAGTGCCCATATCATGATCTGATACAGTTGCCACTCATTAATTGGGTAGAAGAAAAGGCAAGTCTTATGATAGGTGATGATACCAAATGTTTTAGAACACCTCCACAATCAGGCGACAAGAGAGATATCACAGAGCATAATGTATTATTCGGTTGGATAGAATCTCTTCTTGTAGAATCTGTGCATGAGTTTTGTAAATGGACTAACTCTGCATACAATGTTAGTCCAGAGTCCTCTAAGAAATTCAAGATAGCTGATTATTGGGGTATGTTATATGGTGATGGTTACGGAACTGTACCACACAATCATTTTCCCTTTGCTTTATCCTTTGGATATTATCTTAGAACTCCAGATGGATGTGCTCCTTTAATTATAGATGAACAATCTATACAGGTTACAGAGGGTAGATTGATAATATTCGGTGGACATCAAACTCATTATGTGCCAGATTCAGATGTATCTGGTAGATGTATGATAGCTGGAGATGTTTCTTATGGTGAGATAGTGAATTGGTAGAAATTGTAAAGATGTAGTAAACAATACCTAATGTCAGAATCTCGTAACATAAATATGTTACAGGAGGTTAAGAAAATGTTAAACATCAAGTTTACATGGCAACACCCACCGTTGCCAGAGTTCGATCCAGAAATTCACGATCCAGATGAGGTGTTTGCACTTCTCTGCTACCGAGGAATTCACTACGCTAAATGGGTATATCTCAAGATATCCTTTCAATAATACACAGGGGGTTGACAAACCCCTTTTTTTATGTCATTATATAAATGTGCCTGATCAGCACATAGGGAGTGACTGAATAAACTTACTGGCATATAGCTGGTTAAGGTGATGCGACAGGGGTGGTGCCCGCTGCTGGGAACAGTA